CACCACCTTTGCAATCACCTCGTTCCATTTTTCGGTGGCTTTTGTATCACTCACTAGAATGATGCCGCCTTTTGAAACGTCTTTGGCTTTTCGCAGTTGGACTACGATTCGGTTGCCTTTAAGCTTGATTCCCGGATCAACTGCCGGAAAACAGTCGGCTTCACTCCGACCATCTACTTGGTACTTACTCTCTGTCATTGTCAGATTCCTCGTCCTCTCGCAGGACACTGTTGATAATTTCCAAAGCCTCTTGCAGACCTTGGCCTCTCCCTACAAGCTGGTTGTATTTGTCCCAGCTATCGACCCCGTTCAAAACGCCGCTTTGTAAAAACTCAACGGCTTCTTTGATCCTAAAGATCGATTCATATAACGGGTCTTTCATCAAAAACCCTCCTTATAACTAAGTACACACAAATGTGTGTACTTATGCCCTAACTTATTTCTTTAAACCGCGACTATTTACGGGCGGTACTTGGTACAAGGGGGCTTTAGGGGCCATCTTTGAACCAGAGGGACCTTTTTCTACGGGTGAGCCGGGGCCTCCTGCGTAGCCGGGTTTACCTGTGATCATGTAGCTTTTGCGAAAACCCATGTTGTCGTTTGCTGTTGCCATTACTGTGCTCCTGTTGGTTGTTGAAGTTGTTGAACCGCTTGGGCCAACTGTTGTTGCGCCTGCATCGCCGCATCGTGTGCACGTTGCTCTTCTGCTTGCGCTTGGTCTAACCCATGCTTACGCAGGTCTGCGTACGCTTGGCTTTCTGCTTCCAACGCAGTCATCTCTTGTGAATGCTGTTGTTTGATTTGTTGTGCGCTCAACGCTTGGTCTGAGTTAATCATTGCCACACGCTCTTTGGAAGCGTTGTTGATGTCGGCAATAGCCACCTTGGCCGCGTTGTCCTGATCGGCCAACTGTTGCTGTAGTCCCAGTTTGGCTTGGATCTCTGCCAACTTGGCCTGCATGTCGCGCACCTTGTCTGCCATCTCGGCCTGCATCTTCTCGCGCTCCAGTTGGAATTTGGCCTGCGCCTCTTCTGTCTTGCGCTTGGTCTCTGCCATCTGTGTCTGGATGAGCGCCTGTGACGTTGGGTCTGCCATCGCCGCCGACTGCATCTGAGACTGTTTGGCCTGTTGCATCTGTTGCATAAGTTGCTGAACAATTGGGTTGATGCCCTTGAACGTTTGCTCTGCGTCTTGGTTCACCAACTGCGCGGCCACAGCCAGCGCCTCTTGGGCCGCTTGGTCCAGCTTGCGCTCCTCATTCAGCTTGAACGAGTCTTCTCCACCGGCGGCGTGCGACACGTAGTTGCGCATTGACTGCAGGTAGTGCAGTGTCAAGTGTTGTTTGATGTGCTCTAACATCAGCGGCGTAATTGTTGTTCCAATCAAAGGACTGCCGCCATACGATGGGTCCATCATGTACGCCAAGTGAACCTTCAAATGGTCAATATGACTCTGGTCTGGGAACGCGGCCGACGCGTGGCCCATGGTCATCTGCACGTTCTCCAGTGCAGGGTTACTCTCAACCGAGCCCTGTGGGTTAGGCATCACCTTGTCAATGTCGGGCACCTTCATTAGCTTCATCACGCGCATGTGCGCCTCACGCACGTTGTACAGTTGAGGGGCCTTGTCTGCCAACTGCATTACCAACTGCGCCTGTGTAAGTCGCTGTGTTTCGCTGAAGATGTTGGGGTCAGAGATCGGGCTGACGTCTGAGTTGTCCTCAAAGTCTTCAATCGCAATCTCGGCACCGGACTGGTTGTCCATGTCTTCCAAATACCAGCAGTTGATACGAGACAGGACCTGCAGACTCTTGGCCTGACTGCGGTGCAGTCGTGCGTGAATGCTAGAGAACACCTTCGAGCCCTGCTCGATCAGCGCCTGTGTTGTGCCAACAGGTGTGTTGTTACCCGCGTCGGCAATACGGCCCTCGCTTGTCTTCACAACACCCTTGGCCGCGTCTGTCAACCAACCTAGTAGGTTGTACAGCACCGTGGACGGTGGGTTGAACGGCAGTGGCATTGCCAACTTACGCACGTCGTCCACACCGGGTGAACCCTCGATCTCTACGACCTGAGTTGGCTCAATGCGGTCTGTCTGGCCACCAATGCGTCCGCCTTTTAGCTTCAACATGGTCTGGCTGTTGTTCACGTGCGCTGAGTCCATCAACGCGCGCAACGATCCAGTCAGTGCCGCGGACAAGCCACCGATCAGGTGTGGCATACCAATCGCATAGGCGCCGCGCCATGGAATAAACTTGTACTCTACAATCCAGTCCAGCTTGCGCATGCGCAGGTCACCAGACGCCCAGTTACGGTACAGTGCAACCACCTTGCTTGTGATCTCGTCCACTGTCAGGATGTACGGTGCACGCGCACCGTCTGTCAACGGGTCGTCTTCCAAACGCAAGAACGCTGTAATTTCGTACACGCGGCGCAAACCGTCTACGTTCTTGGTTGGCTCTGTTAGACCTTCAATTTTGTCGTTGGCCTTTTTAGACTGTGTCTGGTTCTCAGGCAACAGGTCAGAGGTGTATATCTCAATATCGCGATACTCACCCATCTCGACACGTTGCTTGAACATGTCTTCGGTAATATCTTGCTGTTCTGTAATACGCGCGGCTGAGTAAAAATTAGTCGATGCAAAAGGCAACAGCACGTTGTCAATTGGAATCCACTCTGGCACCGGACGGTTGAGATCTTTGTCAAATCTCCATTTGAGATACTGTGAGCCGCCAAGGGGAAGTTGCGTGAACAACTGCTCCATCTCGTCGCGGTACTCTTCAACCTGTTCGGTGAGTTGCCAGTTCAGGAAGTTGGCCTTACGCTGTGCTGTGTCTAAACGCTTGGAGTCTGCTTTACCCTTGATGTACGTGCGCACCAGACCGTCTGCTGGCAACAACTCTTTGCACGCGTTTGCCGCAAAGTCCACGCAGGCCTCTGCCATGATAGGGTGCACAACCTTGGACGCGCCGTCGAACGTTGCGCCACCGGGGGCGTCGTTGCCCAGACCTGTGCGGCGGATGCCTTCTTCGTATTGTTTGTCACGCTGTTTGCGGGACTCGCGGTCCACTTCAATCAGGTCAAGATACTCAGACGCTAAACCGTCAAGGATGGACTCTTCTAACTCTTCTGCCAAGTTGGCGTAGAACTCTGGGTTCTGTGACGGTTTTTGTGTCTCCGTCATGTTCACCACAACAGAGCCGTCCTCCAACTCAATGATCTCAGACTCTACCTCGTCAATGTCCAAGTCCAGCGCCTCGGCCAGATCTTGGACTTCTTTGTCCGTGTCTACCTCTTGGGTTGTCTCGTTTTCTGCGTAAGACAACGCGGACAGGTTACCGCCCTTTTGGAGTGGAATGATTGGTTGCATTATTGGTTAAAACTCGCTTTGTTGTATTCGGGTCTTTGCAACACGCTTTGGTATTGTCCTTGGTCTGGTTCTGCGTTGGCTGAGTAGCCTGCAAAACCTAAACCGGGCACGTATTTAGCCGCTGTTGAATCTCTTAGCGCTTGTTTACCCATGCCGTAAACTTTTTTGCCGCCTTGAATTGCTTTATTGACAAGTGTTGATGGAGGAAAAGCCATTGCCGTGTTTAGCGCGGCGCTTCCGTAGTTGCCTTCCGCCACGTCTCTGCCGGCGCCAAAACCACCTTGTGCGCTGTAATAAGGCATCAAAGCGGGGGCTACTCCCGGTATAAAACTGGCCGCGTCAACCAAACCAAAACCAAAAGGCAAATCACTGTTGGCCCCACCCATCACGTTTGACGCAACTTTACGCGCCTTGGGTGCGGTCATGTATTTACCTAAAAAATCAGCACCAAGGTTGGCAATACGTTCTTGTGGGCTTGGGCTATAAGCTTTCATTTTTTGTTGGTTACGTTCTTCTTCCATGAACTTTTCATAGCCGCTTTGTGCCGCTTCTTCAATAGGAGAAGCGTATCGGGCACCATGCTTCATTAACTGTTCTTCAATAGGAAGTTCTGTTTGGCCAAATAAGGGTCTTGTTCTGCCGCCTCGGTCGTAGCTGGGAACGTTAAAAAAATCGTTGCCTATCGAGCCACCCCCAGCGTAGCCGCGGACCATCATCTCGGCCTGCATGTCACGTGGAGAGTACATCATGCCGCCTGCGGCCTTACCCTGCACCGCACGACGGCGTCTGTCTTCCAACTCTTGCATCTGCCAGTCCTTGGCAAACGGTGCGCGTTGCTCGGGGGCTGTGTCCAGCAAATAATCGCGTTGGTGTTGTGCTTTCCAATCATCTGGGTGCTTAGTCACCACCGTCTCTGGTAGACCAGACATGCGGGCCTCGTCGCGCCACGCGTTCATCTCTGCCGTTGCGGGGCCACGACCCTGCACAGGGCGTTGGGCAATCGGGTTTGCGCCTGTGTAGTTGTGACGCATTGGGTTGATCATCGCGTTGATCGCGTTCACAATGTCTTCTTGGTCTGGGTCAATGCCGCGGGCTCTGAAGTCCGCAACCACTTTATCCACCAAGGCGCCGTGCTTGCCCAACAACATCTCGTCTGTCAGCTTGTCAATACCGGGGCCTTCTAGTTGCGCGGCACGTTCGGCGAACGGCGCGCTGGCGCTGGTCATCTGAGGAATGTCGCCCTCGGTCATGCGAATGGCATCAAGACCACCCATTGCCTCGTCTGACAAGTCCATCGCCTCTTCACCCAACTGCTGGCGCGTTGCCAACTCTTCTGTTGAGGGTGTGAATGACTTGTTCCATGTGCGGTTGCCTGTGCGGCCCGTGTTGGCCATCGACATGAACTCGTCTTCAGGAAACGCGTTTAGAAACTGACCCTTTGGATAAGCACGCGCCTTGATGTTTGCGGGTGACATGCCAAACTGGCTTGGTAAATCTTGGTAAGGACCCACTGACTCGCGTGTTGCCACGCCTTTAGCACGCTCTGGCGTTATTACTTGGCCTGTGGGGCTTGTTGCTGTTGGATAAGGACGACCGCTTTGGTCCACAAGCTGGTTTGCAAACGGTGTTTGCTGTTGTGTGCGCGCCATTGTCTGCGGCGCGTTGCCTGTTGGCTGAGAAAGCGAGCGGATGTGGTCTTCTAGCTGTTTTACTTCTTCTGCAGACGGGGGTTTGCCTACAGCTTTTGTGTATTTGCGGATTGCGTCTTGGATTCGGTTTGCAAACTGACCAATAACACCACCCCTGTCGTAGTGGGGGATGCCCGCTTGTTCGTACATCATCTGTGTTGGTGTTTTAATTGGATTAAGCATCGTAATCTCGGTTTTTCAAAATTTTGTTGTAGTTTTCAAGGTCGCCGCCCCTAACAATGTCTTTCAACATGCTCCGATACCCTGCTCTAACCTTGCCCCAGACAGAAAATGACTCGCTTCGTCCTCGGATATAGCGACACATCTGACAACCACACTGCCTGATCTCTTTTGCGTGCGATGAACTGTGCATTCAGGGGCCTCCTATAACCAATCACCCATAAATGAGGGTGTTTGTGCCCGAAAATCACGCGGCGTAGGGGTTATTCACCCTGTTTCGCGCTATGTCGTCTGCATGCACGTAGTCTCGCGCCGGCAGTGGGTCCAATTGGAGCCAACCTGAGTCTCTTAGAACGCGCAAAGCCTGTGAAAGTGCGTCAACGTAGTCGTCGTGGCCCTTTGCTTCAGGAAAAGAACACACCTGCCTGATGAAACGTTTGGCCCAAGGGGCCACCTCGCCCGGGTTTGCGGGGTCTTCTGGCACGTACACCCGACCTTTTGCGATCAACGGCGCCACAATGTTCATCCTCTGCACTTTATCGGCGCGTCCGGGGTTGTAGGACCTTACCGGCAGGTGCGCGGCCTGTAGTTCTTGGATCAAAGAGATGCCCGCGGACTTATCTTCCATCAAAATCAGGTCCGTTTTCTTACCTTTTGCGAACGTGTTGTCCGCGCCGTACACAACTTCCTTGTAATCCTCGATCACCTTGCGCCGTAACTCTGGGTACGACAGGTGGTTGTCCCATGCGTCGAGCAAAATGCAACTTGTTGCGAAGTCTTCTTGCTCGAACACACCGAGCGCAATGCACGCGGTCGGGTCGTTGTGTGTTTTCTCGGATGTGGCTGGGTCGTACGACACCAGCACGTACTCTAGCGTTGGCGTTGGTTTCTGCGCTGGCCAACTCTTGAACCATTTACGCTTGACAATACCCGCGTTCTCTGGGTCCAAGATCTCGCCGTAAATCTCCTGACGTCCTAGGTCTGTGCCCTCGTACGCTTCCAACTGTTTGAAGAAGGTTGAGGATAGGTTTGACCTGTTGTCGTAACTCGATGCGCGCGACACGTACACGTCGCCGCCAACCTTGCCCTCGTTTAGGTCTGTGATTAGTTCCAGCGGTTTGGGTGTGGTGGTGATGATCGATTGCACACGCGCTATGCGCGGGTCAGTCAGTCGCAACGTGAACTGAATCTGGTCGTACGCGTCGTCGATGTACTCGAACGCGCACAACTCGTCTGCCCACATGCCGTGCCACTGAGTACCCCGGAAGCGCTCTGGCTCAGACGCCGGGATGCCGCGGATCATGCTACCGTTCTTCAATGTAAGTTCAAACAGCGACTTGTTGTAGTCTTTGACCAATGACGGCGGTATGATGTTGAGGAGCCCTGAGTCACCCTCGAAGCACGTTGCGCGAATGTCGTTTGATGTTGGCGCTGTCACCAACCAGCGCGTCTTGTCGTAGATCGCCGCCCTGAGGCCTAACCAGTTGGACGCCGTGTGGGTCTTGCCCGAACCCCGGCCGGCTAAAAGTAAGAACGTGTCATACTCCCCGTCCTCCGGCTCTTGTTGGTGCGGTAGTGCCGTAAGCTCCCACTTCACTCGCCACAGTGCTAGGTCCAGTTGTTCTTTGGGCCAGCCCTTGTTCTGTTCTGCAAACGCCTTGAGTAGCTTTTGCTGTGTGTCATTCATTGGCATGCTTTAGGTACTCCAAGGCTTTTTCCATGTTCTGGATGTTGTCACCGAACGCACCAAGCCCCCTGTTGCAGTTGATACACAAGATACCCCTTACCTTGCCGGTTGTGTGGCAGTGGTCAATGTTGGTTACTGTTGTGCTTAACTCAACGGCGCATATTGCACAACACCCTTGTTGTGCTTCCCTCATGGCGGTTACTTGTTCTGGTGTCAAACCATATCGCCACCGCAACATTGAGTTTTTAGTTTGTTCTTTCTTTTCTGGGGGCAATTCAGCACGTCGTTTTTTGTTGTATGCCAAAAGACGTTCTTTATTGCGAGCGTAGTATGTTTCTTTCATAAGCAAACGGTCAGGTACCCCTCACTGATTAGGAACGTGTTGTTTGGGTCTGCGGTCTTGATGTGCACACAGGGTCTAATGTCCACACTGCTAACGTGGGTAATCCTGCGCATCTCTTCGTAGTGCGGCCGGCGCACAGGGGTCTGGTCTTCGACCAGTTTTAGGTTGGTCCTGAACATCATGTAGTACTGTTGCTTGAGTTCTGCTATCTCTGTTCTGATTCCAAGAGATTCGGTCAGGTTGTGGATTGACCTGAACAACCGCAGGTCCTTAATGTAGAACCTGAACTTGGCTGAGATCTTACTGTGGCACTTGGGCCGTGAGGCGCATACCCCCCGGAGTATAGCCAGTCGTTGCTCAAAAGATGAGAACAGATACTCTTCAGGAATGTGGTCTGGGATTTTGCCGTAACTCTCGATCAGCTTGGACGTGACCTGTGTGCGCCTGTCTCTGTTCTTGTCTCCGATCCATACCCCCATGTCGTAGGGGTGGATGGGTAGTGGTTTGGCGCTTGGCTTAATCGGGTAGCACGTTGGCATCCTACACCACCCCGTGTCTATGGTGGCTAGGTTCTGTGGCGCGTAGATGGGGAGGTTGTACTCTTCTCTGGACGGGACCTTGCGCCCCCACTTGGACAGTGTCAGGAACGCCTTGCTGTCGTACACCGGAATGCCGGTACGGCTATCCACTACCAACGTCAGGCCGTCCTTGGTCCAGATCTTATGACACACCACCGGCGTGTACTCCTGAACAGAAACAACCATGACGGGCAGGCCCGTGTAATCAAAAACCTCATCCCCCGGTTTGATGAACCGCGCTAACTGCCATCCGGCAGTGGTGGGAATGGGGGTACGTGCGTCGATTCCCATGTCTAACCCTAATTACCCATGGATGCTGTTGTTTACGCCCCAGTTTAGGGTGGGGGGTATATGACCCAAAAATCGGTGTTTTGTTCAGGGTGTCGGGCTGTTCAGTCTTTATTTATTATTTTAAAAAAAAAAAAAAAAAAAAAAAAATAAAATATAGAGATATGACCCCGACACCCTGAACACCCTGAACAAGATGAGTACTTAGGTATTCACTTTTGAAAATGAGTACCTTAGGCGGTTACAAATACCCACACTGACAGCAGGGTCTATATACCCCCGGGGGTATATTGTAAACTTATAAGTTAACAAATTGAGTGTTTTGTATACTTATAAGTTTAAAAATATACAGAAATTGCAAAAACTTGCTGTCTGTGGGGGCCCCCCGCCCGGGGTGTCGGATGGGACCCTAAATGGGGTGTCGCTAAAAAACAACGCCCCCTCATACCCTACGGGGTATAGTAGCATACCCTATGGGGTATCGCGCATACCCTACGGGGTATAGTACCGGCTTGGTCGCATACCCTACTGGGTATAGTAGGCACCGAGGCGCATACCCTACTGGGTATAGTA